GGTATCCTGATAAAATTAGATTATATCAGTTGTTTTTCAGTTGTAAATGGGATATACTGAGGTCAACGATAGAAAGGAGGCGTTCCAATCATGATCAAACGAGAACTGTATATGAACCGCATCCGTCCCTTCATTGGGGGCGAACTGATTAAGGTAATGACCGGCATTCGCCGCTCCGGTAAGTCGGTGATGCTGGAACTGATCAAAGAGGAACTGGCGGAGGCTGGTGTTGCCCCGTCTCAGATGATCTCAATCAATTTTGAAGATATGCGGTACTCCCATCTGCAGACCGCAACGGCTCTGCACGATGAGATCATAAAACGGGCAGAGGGCATCGAGGGAAAAGCGTATCTGTTTTTTGACGAGATCCAGGAAGTAGAGGGCTGGGAAAAGTGCGTCAATTCTTTGCGAGTGGCGCTGGACTGCGATATCTACATTACGGGCTCCAACGCAAAACTGCTGTCCGGTGAACTGGCCACTTATATTGGCGGACGGTATGTGGAGTTTGTGATTTACCCATTCTCCTTCGCTGAATTCCTGGAACTGTACCACACAATTGCACCAAGCGATTCGATCCAGCAATGCTTTCAAAAATATCTGCTGGCCGGAGGAATGCCCTATCTGGCCAACCTCCGGTATGAGGAAGAACCCTCCCGGCAGTATCTCACAGATCTATTCAATTCTGTGCAGCTCAAAGATATCGTAAAACGGAACAAGATTCGGGATATTGATTTGCTGGAGCGCATCATTGCGTATATGACCGCAAATGTCGGAACAGTTTTCTCAGCGTCCTCTCTGGCTAAGTTTTTCAAAAATGAGCAGCGGACTGTCGCGGCAGAAACCATCCTGAACTATGTGCGGTACTGCTGTGACGCATATCTCTTCTATCAGGTAAAGCGCCAGGACCTGCAGGGCAAGCAGATACTGGCCTCCAACGAAAAGTATTATATTGCGGATCACGGTATTCGGGAGGCTGTGTTCGGCGGGAACATGAAGGACATCAACCTGATCCTCGAAAACATTGTCTACATGGAACTGCTGCGACGGGGTTATGTTGTCACAGTAGGCAGAGCAGGAGAAAAAGAAATTGACTTTGTATGCGAAAAAAGAGGAGAAAAACTCTATGTGCAGGTAACATACCTGCTGGCCTCTGAAGATACGGTGAAACGGGAGTTCGGTGCATACGATGGCATCCAGGACAATTTCCCCAAGTATGTCGTATCCCTCGACGAGTTTGACATGAGCAGGAACGGGATCAAGCACCGGAATATCCGTGACTTCCTTCTGGCGGAAGAATGGAATTGAGAAAGCGGTAACATATCAGGGCGTGATTGGCGAGGAGGTGACGCATAAGTGAGTGGAAGCAGCCCGAAAAGCATATCAATATCAGGTGTCGAAACCGATATAACCATCGGCAAAGAACTGGCTGCCGTTGCGCAGAAATCAAAGGCACTGGCCTCACGCGACTGCTTTGAGCAACTGGAGATGTACCTCCACGGCAGAAGTCATGACCGCGTGTGTCTGCTCTTTGGCCTGCTCCAGACTGGAAAAAACACCATGCTCCGTCAGGCCATTGGCAGAATGACAAAGGAGGACTTGAGCCGTATCGCATACATCAAAGCCCGCAGGACTGACAATATGGCGATGATGAACCGGGATCTCAAGAAGTTGTTTAACGCGGGATTCCGATATGTGTTCATCGACGAGGTCACGCTGATGGAAGACTTTATTGACTCGGCTGCCCTCTTTTCCGATGTGTTCGCCACCATGGGAATGAAGATCGTCCTGTCTGGTACGGACTCCCTGGGCTTCTGGCTGGCAATGGATGAAGAATTGTATGACCGGGCCAAGTCCATCCACACGACCTTCATCCCATATCGGGAGTATAGCCGTCTGCTCGGGATCGACAGCATTGATGAGTACATCCGATATGGCGGCACACTACGCGCCGGAGAGCTGGCCTTTGACGATGAAGATGTGAATGCTCAGGATGCATCCTTCCGGGATGACGAGTCCACCCGAAGATACATCGACACGGCAATCTGCAAGAACATCCAGCACTCCCTGGCCTGCTACGAGTCGGGCGGGCATTTCCGCCACCTGTACTCTCTGTATGAAGCTGGAGAGCTGACCAGCGCCATCAACCGGATCATAGAGGATATGAACCACCGATTCCTGATCTCAGTGCTGACCGATGATTTTCTCTCCCATGACCTGCGGCTCACTGCCGCAAATCTGCGGAAAGAGCGTGACCCCGAAAAGCGCACAGAGGCGCTGGATGCCATTGATACAGAGGCGGTCACCCAGCGTTTGATGGAACTGCTGGATATCCGGAACAAGGAGGAGCAGTCCATCGGTATCACAACTGCTCACATCATAGAGATTAAGCAATATCTTACCGCGTTGGAGTTGATTGTGGATTGTCCCATTGAATCGGCGGACCCCGGAATTGAACCAGTGGAACATATTCTCTTCACACAGCCTGGAATGCGATATTGTCAGGCCCAGGCCCTTATCCATTCCTTGTTAAAGGATGAGCAGTTCTCGGCGCTCAGCGAATATGATAAAACGCAGATCACGGGCCGCATCCTTGAAGAAGTCCGTGGCCGGATGATGGAAGATATTGTGCTGCTGGAAACCATGAAGGCGGCCGACAAGGATCACCGTGTTTTCAAACTGCAGTTTGAGGCTGGCGAGTTTGACATGGTCATCTATGACCAGAAAGAAAACTCCTGTGAGATCTTTGAAATCAAACACAGCAGCAAACAGGTTCCCTTTCAATACCGGCACCTCGTCGATGAGGATAAATGCCAGAGGACGGAACGGCGGTTTGGTCCCATCCATGGGCGCTATATCCTGTACCGCGGCGAAGATGCGCAGATGGAAAATGGGGTCCAATACTGGAATGTAGAGAATTATCTGAAGGCTCTGCCAACATTGGATATCGTCCAAGTACAGGAAATCGGTATGCAGTCAATCGAACCTACTCTGTAAAAGGACTATCGCCACTAAGCAGTTACAATTAGAAATTGAAAAGCATCGGCTATCTTTTTAGGATAGCCGATGCTTTATTTTTAGGAGGATTACTATGAACAGGGTACTCAGAATCGACGAAGAAAAGCCTGAAATGCATATCTCGGTTCAGGGCTATAAGGTCACTCTCTGCTTTGCAGAAAAAGAAAATCCTGAAGTTGCTGTATTAGTAAAGCAGGCTCTCCTGAGCGCCTATGCAATGCCCCAGAAATAGAACGACTTGCTGAAGGTCTTGCATTCAGAAGATTTGATGAAGGGATGGTCAGTAAAATGGCTGAAAGAGTCTATTGCTTATACAGAGGTAAGGATCAGGAAAGCATTCTCATGCAGAAGAACGCCTGCCACGATTTTGCAGAGAAAAAAGGCTGGAACATTGTTGGCGAGGAGCAGGAGATCGGCGTGTCCGGCTATAAAGTCAGCACTGATGACCTTGTTAAGTTAAAGCGCATTAGAAAGGCTGCTGAGCAGGGTGAGTTTGATATCCTGCTGGTCTTTATGTATGACCGGCTGGGACGCAATCTCAACGAAACCCCATTCATCGCAGAGTGGTTTACCAAGAAGGGCATCCATGTTTGGAGCGTCTATGAGGGAGAGATCATAGACGGCGTTGATGCAGAACGCATGCTTGACTACATTCGCTTTTGGCAGACTGATGAGGCCCAAAAACTTTGAGCAAAGTACAGGATAACCCAACACACCAGCCCATTTACTGCAGATTTGTTTATAAAAAGATTATCAATTCCCCTGGCTATTCTGGCCGTAGTGTGAGATAATGGGTATGGCAAAAGCCGGGAACCTTGATAATCGAATAGAATGAATTGGGTGTCCGCCCTCTCACACAAAAAACATGAGAGGACGGATATCAATGGCTGAAAGAGTTTATTGTTTATACAGAGTTTCCACCAACAAGCAGGTCGATCACGATGAAAACAACCAGGCAGACATCCCTATGCAGAGAAAAGCCTGCCACGATTTTGCGGCGAAAATGGGCTGGGTCATCGTGGGCGAGGAGCAGGAAACTGGCGTATCCGGTTATAAAGTCAGCGCCGATGACCGTGATAAACTGCAGCTCATCAAGAAGTATGCAGAGCAGGGCAAGTTCGATATTCTGCTTGTCTTCATGTTCGACCGACTGGGCCGCAAGTCAGATGAAACACCCTTCGTTGTGGAGTGGTTTACTAAAAAGGGCGTCCGCGTCTGGAGCGTACAGGAAGGAGAGCAGCGGTTTGAGTCCCACACGGACCGCCTGACCAACTATATCCGTTTCTGGCAGGCCGATGGAGAGAGCCAGAAAACTTCGATGCGCACCAAAACGGCCCTTGGCCAGATGGTAGAGGAAGGCCGGTTCCGCGGTGGAAACGCACCATACGGGTACCGGCTGGAAAAGAGCGGCATCCTCAACAAGCGCAAACATGAGGTGTACATGCTGGTCATTGATGAGGACGAGGCCAGAGTCGTCCGGATGATGTTTGACCTCTGCATTTCGTCCGGTTACGGCAGATGGCGCCTTGCCAACTTCCTCAACGACCACGGGATCAAAAACCGGAAGGGACAAAACTGGCACGACGCCAGTGTGGGGGGCATCCTGCACAACCCGCTCTACAAGGGAATCCTTCGGAGCGGAGAAACCTATGCCGGCCCCTTTGAGGCCCTCCAGATCATCGCCCCAGACCAATTCGACCTGGCGCAGAAACTGATGCTGGAGCGGACCAATGAGCGGAAAGAGCGGCGCACAGTACCGCTGAATACCGCAGGCCAATCCCTGCTTTCCGGGAACATCTTCTGCGGCCACTGCGGAGGCCGGCTGGTGCTCACTACCAACGGGACAACCACCCGCCTTGCGGATGGGACGCCGGTCCATAAAAAGCGTATTCGCTATGTATGCTACAACAAGACCCGGCGCCGTCAGGAATGTACAGGACAGACTGGATACACAATGCACATTCTGGACGGGATCGTCACTGAGGTGCTGCATCAGGTCTTCGACAAGATGCAGGGAGCTTCCAACGACATGATTGTGGGAAGTGCGGTTCAAAAGCAGATGGCAATGATACGCTCGGAATTGCAGCGGGCCAGAGCCGAAAACACCAAGGCCAATAAGGAATATGAATCCCTCAAGTCCGAGGTGCTGAAGGCGATCCAAGGGAAAAGCGCCCTGCCGCAAGATGTGCTGACTGAAATGCTGGAGGATACCCGACAGAAGGTACTGTCCACCAGTGAACGAATCACGACCCTTACCGCAGAACTGAATGATGGAAACTCTAAGATCGAGGAGATGAAGGCCGAGTTCAACCGGATCGTGTCCTGGTCCAAGATTTTTGATGAAAGCCCGATGGAGGTCAAGAAAATGATCTGCGGCTACATCATCAAGAAGGTTTCGGTGTTCCGGGACTATAGGGTCAAGATTGAATTCAACATTAATGTGGAGCAGTTCCTGAATGGTATCGACAGCATCGACGAATGCGCTACCTATGAACTGCCCATGGCGCAATAAGCTCTCACCCTCGCCACGACCACGGCGAGGGGTACATATCGTAAAGGTATGTCCAGTTGACAACATATACCTTCTATGCTATACTGCAACTTGTCTCTCATCAATTGCCGGGGCGGGATATTCAAGCCCTTTCCCAAGCCATCAGGGGGTGCATACCCGATGGTTCGGGAGAGCGCTTGAATGGCATTCAAGAGGTCAGCGGTTCGATCCCGCTTATCTCCACCA